CCGTTTCTGCCAATACCGGCAGCGGCTTTAATTGGCGAAGATGCAAACTCAGCAGTTTTAATTTTTCGGGAGAAGAACGCCACGACTGGAGTCTCCCACAAACTTGTTGCAAATGCAACTACCTTCCGAACGCCATTGCTGCGCGTCCAGTATTTGACGGGCGAGAAACAAGAGCTGCTGCAACGACCAAAAGTCTCGCTGCCTCAATCGGGCCAGGGGAGCGTTGGCTACTAATCACAACTTGACCGTTTGCGCGGGCAAGGACGGCGCGGTTGACATGAGTTGCCAGGAGTTCTTCGCCTCGGTGGTAGATGCGTTTCTCGAGAATTAGCGAACGGGTGAGTCCGGTGAATTTGAGTACTTCGGCATAGCCGAAAATTTGACGTCGCCGTTCCAACTTCTCTGGCGTATGAAGATCAAGTGCCGGTGTAATTGCCAGACGCAGTTTCGGGTCTGCCTCCATTGCCTCGTTGATCTTTATCCACATTTCTTTGAGGGACTCTGTGGAGAACTGGACAGTTGCAATGATGTTGCCCTCTTCGGTAAGCCCGCAACGGATGCCGACATACTTTTCTCCTCCGGTACTTGAGTCGACTGCAAGGACCCCCCCTGTCGGACAATCAGATTCGGTAAATAGTTTGTCCCAGACGCCAGGCTGAATCCAAGCGTCCGCAGATGAAACAAAAAGATTCATATGCGCGCGTAGAAAGGCAGCACGATCTGGCGTTTCCGCAGCTGCTTGCAACGCCTCAAGAGTGATGGTCTGACCGAGGGCGGGGTTGGCGTAGCCCCAATTCAATTCGTCGTTCGGGTCTGCTCCAGACGGGAGGCTCCATTCGGCAAAGTAGAGACGCGTTTGTTTCTGTTGATCTATCGCGCCAATGGCTGACTCGCGAAGACGCTGCATGGTCTTTGAAGATTCATCGCCAGCAGTAGACCATGAGGAAAGAAGCGGAGACTTGACCGCAATCTGCGATGGGCGGAGCGCGTCAAAATAGACCTCTTCGGACACATTCCAAATTTCGTCAACCACGATGAGGTCGTAAGTTCCGCCATGAAGGTTTGCGGTTGCAGCGCGCACTTCCCACGTCGACCCGTTCGGCATCTCAACTTTGTTGCGTCCGTACGACCAGGTGACATGACCTTCAAATTGTGCCTCGAGTACCGGTGCAAGTTCGTTGAAGATTGCAACCGCGCGATCAAGTTTGTTTGCAACGGAAAGAACGTGCATGGGTTTTCCGCGCATCGCTGACCAGTCAGTCAAGAAGAACCCACATAACGAAGTGAGTGCAACCGATTTTCCATTTTGCCGCGCACAGGAAGACATGGCCTCACGGAATACAAGGTCGCCGTTTTCATCGTGAGTCAGTTGACCATTAAGTGCCACCTTTTGCCAATCAAAAAGCGTCCTCGAGAGAACTCTTTCCGACCAGGCTGCAACTTGAGGCCCGTAAGAACCACTTCCATTGTGGAGCGACTGAAGACGGGGCGAACTCTGCCCAACCCCGAGAACCAAGTCCGAAGACGCAGGACATCGAACTGATTCGGTTTGAATCGTTTCAGATAAGAGAAAGTCAGGGGACGGGGGCTTGATTTTTTCTTTTTTCAAAAAAAGTTCTTGATTTGTTTGTTTTGTTTTTGGTTTTTGGGTTGGGTCTAGTCCGAGGTGTTCTGCTCTTGCGTGGGCTTGTGCGGTTCTTTTGCCGTTGACGTGTTGTGCTCCGCGCCTGGAGTTGCAGCTCTTACATGCAGGGACAAGGGGGGAGTCGTCTCCGACGATGTCGTATGGGATGAGGTGGTCTGCTTCGGTGGCGGGTTGTTTGTTGCACCAATGGCAGAGTGGGTTGCCTTCGAGTAGTTCTGCTCGTCTGCGTCTGAACTCTGGATCACTTGTTCTTTTACTCATAGTTGCCCCCTGCTAGCGCGACCCCCCGAGGGGTCTTGCTCTCTTGTGTTGTGTTCGGTTCGGTGGTTTGCTCGCCCCCCGCATTTTGAGTAAGTATCTCTGGCTGCCGGATGTTTGACATGTGGACGGTCACCATTCTCATTTATGACGTTTGGACGCTGCACAGTTGTTTTGACACAGACTGCTCTACCCGAGTTTCCTCGTGTTCTACGAACCATCTGCAACTGATGATGTCGGCTTGCGTCTCTCGGTTGTGTGGGCATTTTAGTCCTTGCGTATCCCCTGGAGGATTGCTAGTCCGATACTTATCAGGAGGATGTACCAGGTGACGATGATCATGTAATTGTGCCAAGTTTCTTGACGGGTGGTTTGAACATGATGACGCCGTCTGGGAGGAACTGCGGGAACTCTGGGAGGTCTGTGATTGGGTACAAGCGGTAGTCCTTGATTGTCCAGCAGTCGCCGTGAATGGGTTGATCGTATGCAATGACTTCGTGTCCTGTGATCCATCCTTGAATGAGTACGCGGTTCTCTCTGACTTTGGCAAAGATGAAGTTATGGCTCGGGTCGTCACGAGCACGGACTACAAGGGTTGACTCTGCGTTCTCTGTTGCTCGTACTTGGTACTCGAGGACGTCGAATCCGTTTGCGTTGCGTTCCCATTGCCAATCCACGCCAAGAAGTTTTGAAACTGCTACTTCTGCTATTGATCCTGTGATGTGGGATTGCCACCATCGTTGGAGGTGGTATGGGGTTTTGTCTCTGGGGGGTTGACCGCTGAACATTGCGTCTAATCGGTGCTCAATGCCTCCGGTGCAGGCAAGGCGCATCTCGTCTTCAGTAAGGCTGATCCGCACCAGTTGTTTCATTGCACTCTGCCTTTGCGTCCAAGTCTGTCTGCAATGACGTCTAGATCGCGTGGACGCCAAAGATGATATTCGATACCTGCGTTGATAAGTGACCGTGCATACTTCTCTTGCTCCGCCGATAGTTTTCCGTCAGCCGCTTTAAGTTCGCAGAAGATAACTCCTCGAGATGGCACAGATGTTGACACGAGAACAAGGTCGGGGAAGCCGCTTCCATCTGACCGCCATACACCAGGGCGAGGCGATGAGGGTGAGGCATGGAAGACGAGCCATTGCTGCATTCGCGCCAGTTTGATTACTTGGTCTTGGAATATCTTTTCTGAGACGGTCATCGGGAGTCTTTTCCCAACATAAAACCAAGCGCAAAGATGCTGAACACCATGATCACGAACGTAAGGAAGTCAATCATTGAGCAAGCCTTTCAAGACGGGCAATCTCTGCCTCAAGGTGTTTGCATTTGCTTCGCAAGTTTTCAATCTCGTCAGCTGCTTTGAGAGCAATGACATGTAACCAACTCAGTTCAGGATGAGTTGCTTGTTCTCTGAGTCGGGTCACAATGTCGTCAACCATCAGAACGCCTCTTCGGGTTCTTGTTCCGGTGCAGGAGGGTTGCTCTTAATTGTGTCGATGTACTGCGACGCTTCTCTTTTTGTCCAGCCCTGTATTCCTGCGGGGACTGTGCGTCCGATGGATTTGCAGACCGCGCGGATCATGTTCAGCTGCTTTTCCGACGCAAGGTTTGATGGTTCCGTGATGTGAGTGTCTCCCGACATTCTGGAAACTTTCTGCATCTCTTCTCGCGACGGGCGTTTCGTCCAGTCAGTGCTTGAAGCGAAATCGCAGTCAGCGAGGGCGCGTCCGATGGCACTTGTACAGGCATTCTCAACGTGACTTGTTTTGTTCACGTTGTTTGAACCACGTATTTCTTCGGCAAAGTCGGTTGCAATGGGGCGATCATCTTCTCGGTCAACATAGATGTCTGCCTGGACAACGACGCGGTCTCCTTCAATGGTGATGAGTTTTGTGATGACTCGTCCTTCGGGATGTTTCTCCCAAAAGCGGGCAAGGCGACTGGCGACTGGTTCGTAATCTTCAATGCTCATTTCTGGTCAACTATCCACTCGATGACGGCCTTGAGTTCGTCATTGGTTTTGTCGAAGAGTGGTGGCATATTGCTGGGATGGCGAAGGCGTTCTGCGGAGTTACGCATTGTCATTATCAGGGCGATTGCCTGACTAATGGTTGATCCTTCTTCGAAGCGCATTTCTCCGTCAAGTTTGACTGACAGGTTCATCAGTCGCGCAATGATTTCGTCGGTGGTTAATTCCATGATGTTTCCCTCATCTTTTCTATTGGTGTTTGTGGACTGTACCGCATCCACGCTTCCATCTTGCGACAAGCGTGTGTCTTGACCGGCAGATGTAGCCCTGGAGGGACTTTTGTCCTTTGACGCATCCCCATCCCCAGACGCCAATCGCGGGGGCTCTTGAACCATCAGGGTTTGTATGTCCTTTGAATGCGATTGCGTCAGCGACTTTGACTTGTTGTCTCGGGGTCAGTCCTTTTGCGCTTGAGAAGTTTGACCAATGCCTGAAAGTTGGTCTGTAGATCCCGAACATTCCCGTGTAAGAACGGGTCGAATGGTTGGGGTTGTTGCCTGTTTCGCAACGGGCAAGACCGAGATAGTAAGCGTCGGGCAGGACGCCGTGATATTTCTGGAAAGGGTCGTGCGGTGCAGCTGCACTTGCGGGCGACGGAACGGATATTGCGGTGATGAGGGCGATTGCCATAATTCTACGATTCAACCTTTTCAACTTCTGTTGGCGGAGACCAGGTCAGCCAGGGAGCGCGCCTTGTGGCGACTGTGACTCTGAGATGTTCTCCTGTTGCCAGATCCGTGAAGATTTGGACGAGGGTTAGTTTGTCTTTAGACAGTAACGGAAGATAGCCCCAGGTGGGGAGCATCAGTTTTTCCAGTACCGGTTAAGGATTTTGAAGTAAGCCCATGAAGCCAACCATCCTGTGGTGAATGTGACGAGGTATTGCTCGTATGTCATTGCGTTTCCCTTTGCTAGACGTGTCTCGATGTTGTAACACAAGAGAGGGTCAGAGTGGCGGATACGACCCCAGAGGCAAGGAGGGAAACAACCGAACCTCTGGAGCCTGGCCTGGAATGTGAAGAGTTCCTGGCGTTCTTATGGCTTTGGGATTTTGTCCCAGGCTGCTTGAAATGCTTCTGCTGTTTGTTTCGCCATTTCAAAATGAAGCCAATTTGGGTTGCCTTCATACGAGCCTGCGTTGTCATCGGCGGTGTAAATCTTGACGCCTGTCTTGCCTTCGCCCCTCGAGCATCGGTAGCCCGCGCCGAAGTCGCCGTATGCATACCAATGCAATTCACAAAGTCCGAGGGCTTTTGAATTGGCAAGGAACCAGTCCCAAATGATTCGCGCTTGGGCTTCGTCCTTGTATTGGATATCAGCTGCGTATCCGGTGGCATGAACAGAAAGTCCTGCACCTGATCGCATGGGTCGATTGGCGTATGTGCCGAGAGACTTTGTTCCCCATCGTTTCCCCATAAGTTCAACAAGTTTTGACGTGACTGGTTGAGTGGTTTTGCCATCCCATGATGGATAGTACGGATAGACGCGGTTACTCATTCTGTTGGTGTTTCTTTAGCCAGAAACATTTTGGGGGATGGTGCGCCACCTTTAGCCCCAAGTCCGTTGCCGAGTCCGTACCCGCCAAAGGCGGTGATGATTGGGAGTCCGGCTTCTGCTGTGACGCGGCCCATGATCATAAGCAAAGTTACCGATAGCAAAGCGACCAATAGAATCAGGGCTTTTGAGGGGTTAGCGATAGTCATTATGCAGGACCGATATCTTCTACGAGGATGAATGTCGGCAGGGTTGCTACAGATTGGAAGAAAACTGTGTTAGCACCGCCAGCAGCACGAGAGCCAACAAGTTTCAAAGTGTGTGATCCAGCGGAGAAAGTACCAATATAGAGACCGTTGATTGTTGCGCCTGCGCCTGACGAAATGAGGTTTGTTGTGGCGTACTGCAAAATCGTTGCGCCTTCGTTTAGTGTCACTGTTCCGCCTGTGTTGTCAATGCTTGTCGTTGCGTAAGTTTGCCAAGTGATTTTGTAGTTACGGTTAGCAATAGCAGTCCATGTCACGGTCGCGCCCGTGAGGTCTGTCGCTGTTGTGATGCCCGTCTGGCTCATTGTTGTAGTTTTGGTCATTGCTACAGTTGAAAAACCAAAAGCGTTTTGCTGTGCAGCGGTCAGGATTGCTCCCGATACGAATGTTGTGTTGGGTGCTATTGCCATGTTGTTTCCTTTCTAGAAACTGAGAAGGTTAGATGTTGAAAGAGTACCGAAAATGGTGTCATCCAAAGTGAAATAAGCATTTTGATCTGTGGATTCAAATACGAAATTTGTCAAATGTGAGCCAGGAGTAATTCGATGTTCAATGCCAGAAACAATTAAAGTCTGCGAATCTGTCGTCGGGGTGCCAGTCGAAAAGTTTTTTTGAACAGTCACAATTGAAGTCAGGTCGATAGCGAAGATGTTTGACCATTGAGCCGAAGTAATAGCTGCAAGTTGAACGCTAACGCCGGTGTATCGAAGCACGGGGTTTGCATATTTTCCGAGCAGATACGCGCCGAGACCTGCAACCTCTGACGTTGTTGAGTTCAGGAGCGCTAGAAGGTTGTAGTTTTGCGCCTGGTAAAGGTTGATGGATGTTGAGTCTGAACTGGTTTGTGCTGCTCCTGCGGGCGATTGGGTCACGATGTAGTTGTAGAGCAGTTCTGATCCGAACTGGTTCGTCAGGGTCATGTATGGGATTCCAGTGCCATCAGTCGTAAATGATGCTCCTGAGACGGGGTTGAGAACGCTTGACCTTCCCTTGAAGGTGAGGGTTCCGTCTGCTGCGGTGTAGAGGAATCCCTGCTCGGAAGTGTTGACCTGTTGTAAATAGTTCAGGACGGTTGTGCCTTGAGTGACCGCGTAAGCCCCCAAAGTAGATGATCCTGCACCGATAGACCTTGCGCCCTGATAAAGCACTTCTGGGCGGTCTAGAACGGTATTGATGCGGGTTCCTGATGTCTCCGCTGATGGTGTCCAGGCGTTGAGGATCTGGTTAGACATTGTGCCGAAAGTGTCTACGCAAGAGGCAATCATCCGGTCTTGACTGGCGTTGCCGTAGTCAAGATTCCAGTCTTCAACGTATCCGGTGTAGATCGGGGTGCCATTGGCATAGATGATGATTGGCGAACGAGGCAATACGTACGGGTAGTAAATGCTCGAGGTGTTGAGTGGGTCAAGAATTCGGGTGTTGTTGTTGAATACGACTTGTGCGGACCCTGCGTTGAATTGGTCTAGTTGGCGATTGCGTCCGCGACGAATGCTGATGCCAAGAACAAAGGACGTCAGGTCGGCGTATGCAAGACCTCCAAGAGTTCCGCGTCCTGTTGTGTCCAGTACGCCGTAAAAAGCATCATCAAGTTGAAAGGGTTGTCCGAATCCTGTAGTGGTCTGAAATCCAACAAGGACTTGATAAGTGGGAACTGCCATTACAGACCCGATGCAGGCGCGAAAACGACGCCCGAGTTTCTCTGAGCTGCAAGGATGCTGTCGATGATGTCCTGCCCGACGGACGCGGGGGATGAAATGAGTCCTGCGTCAATGTTGAATGTGACGCCCGAGAAGTCGATGCTTGGAAGCCCTGCGGTGGCGTATCCGCCCGAGGTGTCACCTTCGGACTTGTATGGGGTCATTGGGGGTTCTGCGGGGCTTTTAGACACCTTTCCAGGGGATGGAGAGGTATCGGTCAGGCCTGTGAACGGTGCCACAAACGCGGGTGGGGCTGTGGGTGCTGCACCACCTGCGCCTCCTTCGCCCATGTGACCAATAGAGATAGTGCTGATGTAAGGGATGTCCTTAAACGGCGACAAGAGGTTGATGCCGCGAATGACGATGTTTGATGCTTTGACCCAGGCATTACCCATAAACTCAAAATAGTCGGAAATGCCATTGACAAAAGATTTGACTCCGTCGCGGAACCATGAGAAACGGGAATATAAGAGAACGATTCCAGCAATGATTGCTGTAAAGACAATAAGACCCGAAGCAACTTGGAGAGCAGTGAACGATGTCGCCAGGAGGGCGTTGACAACTGTGGCAATTTTGGATGCTGCGGTGTAGACAACAATTGCTCCAGCGATGGCACTGACTGCAGCTGCGATAGCGAGGAACGTTTTCGGGTGATCTGACGCCCATTGAGAAAAGCTGACAAGGACTGGCAGGATTGCTTCAACAGCGGGCATGAGTGCAGCGCCGATTGACTCTTTGGTTTCATCGAGGGCAAGTTTCATCCTTGCGAATTTGCCTGCTGCGGTGTTGGCTGCATCTGATGCTGCACCACCAAAAGTCTCCGCCATTGCCTTAGTCACTTCGTCAAGTGATGCGCCCGACTTGATGAGATCACGAAGTTCTGGAGACAGTTTTGCAAGCGCGGTGAAGTTGCCTCCGTATGCCTTTTCAAGGGTTTTGGTTACGGTTTCAAGTGAGACGCCTTTTGCGGCTGCGACGTCCATAGCAAGGGTTGCTGCCTTTTGGGCTTCGGTGATATCTCCAGTTGCTCGGATCAGGCCCGCGAGAGCCGGACGAAGTTGATTGTCGGCAATTCCGAGCAATTTGCCTTGAACCGTAATCCAATCTTCATTAGCTTTGATTTGAGAATCGGTTGCGCCTGTTGTGCGTTTGATTTGTGATGCGAGCGCTTCTTGTGCTGCTGCATCTTCTGCTGCTGCCTTAACTGCAAGTCCAAGTGCTGCGGTGACTCCAGCAAGTGCAGCTGCTGCCGGTAGTGCTGCCTTCGTAATTGCCAGATGCGCGCGCTCGCCATTGGTTTCAAGATTTTTGAATTCGTTGATGGCGGATGTAATTCCCTTGCCGTCAAAAGTTGAGATAATTGGGATTGCAAGTGCCATTAGTTGAGTTCTTTCTGGACTATTTTGATTGCGTCCATTGAGGCATTTAGCATTTCCCGTTCAATTTCTTTACGCTTGCGAAAAACCCCAGGACCGAGGTTGCGAGTGTGCGCAGGACGGGGAATATCTCCAAGACTATCGCCGAGTGCGTTGCGGGTTTTGCGTCCTGCTGATTCCCAAATTGCAGCTCCTGCGTTCATTTGTTGAATGTAGATCAGCGACGTTGCTTCGCGACTTGCGTCGACTTTGAGTTTGACTCCCGAGATTGCTCGAGCAACTGAAAATGGGAACTTCTTGGAACCTCCCTGTTGCCAGTTGCGAGCCATTCCTGAAAGATATTCGCGCTCATAGCCGCGTTGGACTTCTTGAATTGCAGGTTGTGCAATGCGAGTTGCGTCCTGAACGAACTGTTTGCGAAGTCCAGGCTCAACCTTGTTGAGTGAACGAATGGCTTCCTTGAGTCCTGTGACTTCAATAGTTGTCTTCGTGCTCATCGTCTAGACCGTTGTGCTTTCTGTTTTTCGTTCATTACATCAAAGACCGTGAAAAGGTCGTCCGTGTCGAACGGTACGTCGGGAATCCAGTATCCGGTCTCGACAAGAACTTCTGCTAGAGACCGGCGGAAACTGCCGGATCGGTGGGGAGAGCTTGTTCCCCCCCAACGACGTCAATGGACTTGGTTTTCTTGATGAAGTCGTCAAAAGCCAAAGGAGTGATGATCCCCGCAGCTCGAGCCGATTCAAAAGCAAAGAACGCGAGATCCTCTGCGCCGATTCCGTTGGCAAGACTGGATGCTTGCTTTTTGAATTTGCGCTCCCATGCGACGACAACGAAAAGATTCGTTTCGACTTCATACGGGTCTCCGTCTATTGGTGTGACTTGTAATTGGATTTTCATTGTTTCCCTCGTTTGTTATTTACGGTGTGATGTCTCGTGCCCAGGTGCCGTTGACGAACGACACAGATGCAACCGCAAGGGTGCCCACAGTTGACATGATGACTGGAGCGCCTGAAAGTGTTGCTTTTGTGATTGTGTATTCGGGGTTAGATGCGGTCTCTGACGTGCCGGATGGCGAGACGACGATGGTGCATGATCCAGCTGCAACAATTGCTGCAAGAAGTGTTTCGATTTCTCCGACGCCGTATGACAGGAAAAGGTCGAGGTTAACTGAGACGGTTTGGAGACCGTTTGTTCCCTGGTGACCTGTGTCGTTCAGCGAAGTGCTGTCCAAAATGTCGTAGCCAACTGTGACTTCACATTTCGAAAGTTGATCGCTGACGTCAATTATTGATCCGCCAGTTGGGGTGATGTTGCAAGTCGCGTTAGCGAGGAATGTTGTTGTTGCCATTGTGGCTCCTTAGTTTCTCCGCACGGCGATAGCCACCGTGAGATCGTATGTGGGTATGTCTTGCCCTCCGTAGACCGCGTTGCCCGGGCGGGCGTCGGTTACTGCGATGGACGAGTTCATGATGGTGTCGACTGTTGTCATGAGATAGTTGCCCGCGTCGCTGTTGGAAGGTGGTGCAGCAAGGATGCGGACGGGGATGCGAAAGTCGCCAATGTTGTATGTGAATGAGGTCATGACGGGGAGTTCAATAAACACAGACATTGGTCGGGCGTTGCGCGGGTCTGTAACGGGCTTGAGACCAAGAGCGGTCAAAGCGGTGGCGATGGCGTTGACTGCGTCTGCGAGGATTCCTGTGGCAGCCATTATGCGACCTGTGGTCTTCCGCAGCCGATAAGGGCCATGATGCGTCCCATTGTGGACGGGATGGGGATTGAGGACATTGCATCAAATGAGGCAAACGAGTCTGCTGATCCGCGCTCGCGGTAGAGCGTCGCTGCGTACATGATTGTGCCGAGTTTGATGTCGGCACCTGGCACAGTTGACTGCGAATCGGTGTATCCCGCTTCGCGACGCTTGCGATAAATGTAGTTGTTGGCTGCGTTGACGCATACCGTGATGAAGGCGGTGTCGTTGGCGGTTGCAACGTCAATTCCAAGCCACGACGTTACGTCGGCTGCGGTAATCCAAGAAACAGATGGGGTGAATGTGACTGTGCCGGTAGCGGTGTCGCGGGGGAAGTCTGTGCCTGCGTTGACATACAGAAACTGATAAAGACGAATCACATCGGAATCAAATTCAAGGTCGCCCTCGTCAGATACCCCAATGAATTCAAAGTCCTGTGTTGAAACAATGGTTGCCGTACCAGAGAAACCGTGACTTGCGCCTGCAATAGTCACGGAGTCTCCGACTTGGATTCCTGTCTCAACGAAAGTCTGGAGAACGGCATACCCATCGAGGCGCGTATGAAACGCGAGATCGTAGGTAGCCATTGTTCTGCCAGTCTTCTTTTAGTTGTGGATCAGGTGAGGTTGAAACGACGAAGGCCGCCAGCGATGGTGACGATTGGGCAGAAGTAGCCGTAGATCATTGCTTCAATTTCGCCTGATACTGGAACATTGACTTCAAGCATGAGTTGTGAAGATTCAAAGATTTCAATTGCTGAAGGCACGATGAGGAACGCTGATTCGTCGATGGTGGTTGACACCATGTTTGAAGAAACGTACAACGGAACGCCAAGAACATTGCCGAAAAGGGTTGTTGCCTCGGCTGATCCGGCTGAGTTCTGTGGCTGTCCTGCGCTGAAGAGAGGACGGTTGCTTCCGTCGACTGCGTTCTGCATAAGCGACCATTGGCTGACACCAGCGGTGTAGGCCGAAACAACGTCACCAGTTGCCAAATATGCAGCTGCTGATTCTGTTGAAACGAACGACTGGATACCTGCTGCAGTTGCAGCTGTGGTTGCAGCCTGTGTACCACCAGCGGTGATTGCAGCAATGGTTGCTACTTCTGTGGCTTTGCGGTACGAACGGGTCATGTTGTCAAGCATGATGCTTGCGAACGACGGATCTGAACGATCCTGCAATTCAACTGACCAACGCTGGAGACCAGCAAGTTTTACAACTGTGCCGTTGACGTATGAAGAAACGATGCCTGTCTCGGATGGTGCTCCACCTTCCGAAGTCGTTGCGACTGTTCCGTTGGTGGTGATTTTTGGAATGCTGATTGTCATACCCGCTGCAGGAATGGCACGAGTACCACCGCAAGCGTCAATGACTGGACGCGCACCAATGTTGACCTGAACGACATTGCGCTCGTATGCAACTGGCGAGAAAGCAGGATTTGTTGTGAACGAGTCGTCCGCTGCCTGAATCATTTTTGACTTTGCGTCGTCTGCTGCTGCAATCCATTGGGCGGATTCGCTTAGTGGGTTCAGTTTTGCTTTGACCGCATGGTGAAGGTAATCGGCATTGGTTTTAATTGGTGAACGTGGGGCTGAGTAGAAAAGAGCTGTTGGCACCGATGCGGTGGCTTCAACTGTTTCTGGGGTTTCTTGTGACATTGTTTCCTCCTGGAGACTTGTGTCGGGGTGGGGTTCGTTCGCATCGTCGTCGACTTCTTCTGGGTCGGGTTCTGATGCTGCGATTTTTTCTATGACGGCGTCTGCAAATGCCGGTGTTGTTACGACGCTGAGTTCAATAAGATCAGCAGCAGAAACAACCATGACGCCGTTTTTGTCGTATTTGAATTTTTTCGGTACTGCACCGACACTAACGGAATCATACGCCGAGAGTTGGATCAACTCGACCACGTCGTCGGCCTGTTTTGAGCGCGCAAATACTGCCGAAAAACCAAGTCCATTTTCAAGGTCTACAAGTTCTGTAACCATTCCAATGGGGCGTCCGTCGTGGTTTTCAAGAAGTCGCGCTGCTTTTGCATTGAGATTGAATGCTCCGCGTTTGAACATGACTTCGGTTCCTGATGCGTTGGCAACAACATCCCAAGGGACTGCAATGCCGGTGATGGTGCGCGGAGTTGTTGCATCTCCGGCTGCTGCGTCGAGGGTGATTGGAACTGCGTCAAATTTTATCATTGAGGAATCTCCTGAAGATTGGGTACTGGTGGTTCAACTAAGGCGTTGTTCATATCAGCAACGGCTAGAAGTTCGGTAGTGTCAAAGCAGACATAACGTCCTCGAGTGACAACGTCGTTCATGCTGAGGCGAGAAGTGATTGCGTTGGCGTACATTTGCGCGCCGAAAAGCCAAAGGTCTTGACGGGCTTGCGATGCGTTTTGATAAGTCATTGACGCCCCAGGCGTGGGTGCTGAGACGAGGTAAGCGGGTACGGAGCAAATTCTGCTGAGGTCAAGGGCTTGATATTCGCGTTGCGCTGCGTTAATCGCTAGCGGGTCGCGGTCAAATTCAACAAAATTGACGTAGTTATTTAACGCGCCAATGACGTTGCCTTCTTTGCGAGCCTGCGCCCATTGCGAAGCAAGGTCTCCGAGTTCTTCGCCGGACATTGTCTCGCCCGCTGCTGTCTGCTGGAGATAACCAGGGACAGTTTCAATGGTTGCTGCACGATCTGCGTACTGGTCAAGATGCGTTGCGATGCTGACCGCACGACGACCCGAAAACATAAGACCTGTAGTCGGGGCAAGGAAAGTGATGACTTCGTTCGGGTCAAGTTCAACGCCATTAAACTTAATGACTTCTGGCATTGAGAAGAATTGTGGGCCTTCTTGATTCGGCGTTGAAATTTGCGAGGCAGGAATCCATTGAAAACTCATTGGACGACCGTCAGTTGCATTACGAGAAGTTATGGCCCAGAAAGCGCGCCCCATTATCCAGAGGTCCGTGACCGTATTTGCGAGGATGAATTGGCGAGGAACTTTTGGATCAGGATTTTCCATCCATGACTCATTTGGCACATAAATTTCTTCGTAATCTGTGCCGTTCCATTGCTTGACGTACTGGCGAAACTCAAGACCAGAGATTGTCGAGGCGAGAAGGTCTCTCGCCCGCGACACCGTCGGGAGACTAAGGGCGGCCATCTCAAATGTGTTGCTGAGGTATCCATACGTCGGGAAGGCACCGTTTCTGCCAATACCGGCAGCGGCTTTAA